AGCATAAATGTACTTGTTCGTCTTGCCGTCGCGGTCTGGCGTGATGCCTGCGATTTCCTCGATCTGCGCCCACGAGACTGCGGAGCCGTAATCAATCAGTGCTGACCATGTGGGAACGTCGGCGTGATCTTCGAGCAGGCCCCATGCGCGAATCGACCACCAGAAACACGACTGCTGGACATCGACCGTCATCGTGAGCAATAGCGGCTTTCGCGGAATCTGCCGCAGGAAGTATTCAGGAGAGCGCTTCACCACGAGGTCTAAATCATCCTCTTTAATCTCCGTGGCATGCCTCACGAATGGCAAGCCAAGGTCGGAATTATAAAAGTCGTGCATCCGGCCAATGCTGCCACGAGCCGCGAGGAACTTCTTGGCGACTACTCCCCAATGCTCAAAGGGAGAGTATGCCGCCCAAAAATGGAAGCTAACGTGATCCTTTGGAGCATTCGGCCTGTGCGCTCGCCATTGGTGGCGGCGCAGCATCCAGTTAAGCGATGTGTGGTTGATGTCCTTTTGGCATGTGCCGCATTCGTAAACGGTGGATCGTTCAACCTCATCATGATCAAACGCCGCGTGTTCGCCCTCGCCGTCGCGGCAATGGTCAAACTTGAATCGTCCGGTTTTCTCGACTCGCGTTTCGCCTTCCGGCAATGGCGTTCCATCCTCACAAAATGGAACCTCCTTCTCTTCGCTGAAAAAGGTGAGCCGTTGCATCGTACGGCAATGCGGGCATGGGAGGTAGCAATACTGCTGGTCGCCTGCCTTGAACCTAGACCATGCACGAGCTCTCTCGGTGGTCGGTGTCGAGTTTTCAATGATCTTGCGCGTGTGGCGAAACTGCTTCGTTCGGGCAATAGCCAGTTCATGCGGCGGCGCTTCGGCTTTCAGGTCGTGCTTTAGCTTGTCCGTCTCGTTGAGGATTAGAAGCTCGGCTTGTCTGCCTGCCAATTCCGCGGCGGAACCGGCCCCGACCATGCCAAACGTGCAGCCTAGGAAATGCCGCTCTAATGTCGTCCAGTGCTTTTTGTCTATGACGGCCTTGGCTTTGACCGGCCCGCACTCCAGCAGGAAAGCCTCAATTTCGTTTCGGCTCACGCGCACGGCAGTCTTGCGCGTTGGATCGACCCAAAGAATAGGGCCAGGCCAAATATCGACCTTATGTGAAAGCGCCAGGATGGAAAACAAAGTTCCGCCGACACGGGCAGACTTGCAAATCGTGATAAAATGCACATCGCGCCTCCAGTATTGCTCGAACACGCTTTTCCACGGTGGCACCTCGTTGGAATCAAAGGGGCCAGGATTCGGTGAGCCGACAATCTGCGGAATGCGAAAATGTTCGTCTGCCCATTGCCAGACTTCGCGACGTTCAACCGGCGTGAAGATCGCAGACAGCAGGGAAGCTAGAAGGTTGTCGAGCGCGGTCATGCCCTCCCCCTTGCCGGTTGCTTCGCTGGCTTCTCGTCGTCCTCATCGGTTAGCGTGGCTTTGATCTTTTCAGGAGTCAGCGCGGCAGCATCTTCGATGAAGCGAACGTCGCTAATCACCCGCAAGCAAAGGTCGATTTCCTTTTGCACGACTTCTTCAATTTCGTGGTATTCGGTCAGGCCGATAAGTTTAGCAGCTGCTCTCGATGATACGTTGTTGATCGTCGTACGCAGTGCTGAGAATACCAGTTGCAGCTTTGTGCGGATTTCCTCCGCTGGAATCAATCGGCGGTGAATCTCGGCAATGGCTAACTCTCGCGCCTCGCACTTTAGCCGCATCTCGAAGGCTTTCAGTTCGGCCATGCTCATCTTGTCGGCTGGACTGCCCGCGCTTTCGTCGGACTTATCCACGCCATTCATTGCCATGAAGCGAAGCCATGCCGTCACATCGTGCCGCCCGTCTGGCATCGGCGCAGGTGTCGGGTTGTTGCTCCCATCATTCCGAGACTTTATGTTCGTGATCGTCCTGCGAGAAATGCCGAGCACTTGCGCGAGTGCGTCATACGTCCGCACATAGCTTGGCGGCGCTACGTCTGTCGATGCTGCCTCAGCAAGTGCGCGTTCCTCGCGTGCTGAAAGCGTCTTGCCGTCGCGCTGCTTCTTGAGGATGTTGGCGACCTGCGCTTTGCGGCTTTGCTCCAGCAGGTCAGGTGAAACGAGGGGTTTCATTTTTTATGGACGTCATCCAATATCTTTGGCACTGCATTATTCCAGTTTATGCCATGGTGTAATCTTCCCACGGATCGCTGGAATGTAACATTTGCAAAAGCAGGGTGGAGCATGACCGTGTAAAAACTTTTTACATAAGTTCCGCTGGCTAGGTACGCTTCGGACATTCCGCCCGCTGTCGCCTGCGTTTGCGCTTGATTGAGTTTTATGTCAGGAATCGAAAAAAATAACGCACCGCGCATGCCGCCTGAGAAGTATGTATTCACATCCTCATTCAATCGCGAAAAGAACCAGAAGCGGCGCGAGGTTTTGCAGAAAAAACTATTCATCGCCTTTCGCTTCTGAAATGGGAACAGATTGTTGGCAATCGCGGTGTTCTTTCCGCCGCCGATCAAATCGCCACCTTGTAAAAAACAAACAGACAAAATTCTGTCGTCTGTTTCCATCCATTCTGGAAATACAGCAACCACTTTGTCTAAATTCTTTATTGGTGAATGCTTGAATTTTCCAGAGCTATCATGCGTGAAGCAAAAACTCATATAATCATCATCGAGCACTAGAAAGAACTCAAAGCCGCGCTCTTTGGCTAGATCAAAACATGCGTTGCGTGCGTGCGTTGTTGTCCTTCGATTTTGGAAATTGTCGCATGAATCCACTAGCGAGGCATAATGCAGCTTGTCGAATACGAGCACTTTGTCAGTGCCGTAATTCTTGCGGTATTGCTCTAAGGTCTTGTCTTCGTTGTCGCAGACAATAAACAGCGGGCCGGTATAGCCGCACTTTTCCAGGGTGCGAATTGTCACAACCTTATCCGGCCTGCCGTGCGAGATGATGAAGACGCAAAAGGATTTAGTCATCGTCTGCGCTCTCGCCTCCCTGCTGCTCGCTTTCTTGCACTGTCGCAAGCTCTTGTTTCAATTTCACATAACCTAACTGCATTGCTTTGTTAAAGTCTATAATCACAAGCGCAGAATCTTCCATCAACTCTTGCGTTGGCTTGTCGGCGTGACAGTAGAACTCAGCAATTTTGCCATAATCAAAAACAACATGGCGAGCGGCGGCGGTCTTGAGAAACAATGAAACATCGGCGGGCAGCTTTGCCGCTTCGATTGCTTCGATTAGCTCTGCCGCCCTTGCTTGATTTGTTAGCTCTGCGATGGGCGGCTTGTCTCCCTTTGGCTCATAAACTGGCGCATCGACTTTCTTCGTGTAGTCGTCGCTCATGCCGTCGGGGCCAGGAGGATTTAGAGCGGCTTCGATTTCCTCGGCATTGAATCCTGCAAGGCTCAAATCAAAATCAGCCTCCCGCAAGTCTGCCAGTTCAAGCGCCAGCATCTTTTCATCCCATCCGGCATTTAATGCGAGTTTGTTGTCTGCGATGATATAAGCCCGCTTCTGCGCCTCGGTCAGGTGATCGAGTCGAATGCACGGGACTTCTACCATGCCGAGTTTCCGCGCTGCCATCACCCGGCCATGCCCCGCGATGATATTGTTCTCGCCGTCAACCAGCACGGGATTCGTCCAGCCGAACTCTCGAAGGCTCCCTGCGATCTGCGCAACCTGCTCGTCCGAATGCGTTCTTGCATTGCGGGCGTATGGTATTAATGCATCAACCGGCAACGGTGTTATTTTATGGGAATTGTAATTTTGGGCCATGTGCAAATAAATGATGGTAGACTGAAACAGAGATTTCCTTAACTTCTCAAAAAGATTCCTTAGAGGGGGTGGGAGGGGGGGGGGGGGGTAGCCTCGCGATAACCGCATTCAAAGGCTCTAGGCGGCGGCGTAGCTCCTGTGCGCTGTGGTCATCCAAGTCCGATGCCGCAAGGCGCTCAAGACATGCTGTGAGCCTCGCAATGAGCACAAGGTAAACTGCCGCAGGCTTTGCCGGTTTGTTGCCGTCCTTGCCTGCCGTGTCCTGCCTGAGTAGCCCGCATTGCGCATATGCCTGACGTTGCCCTTTCGCGGTGTCTAGGTCTAGCGTCCCTGCGGCTACTGCCTCGGCTACTCGCTTCCATCGCTGGACGGTTGAGGGCGAGATTTTGGGGAACTTCTCGGCGCAGTAACTCAACCAGACACGGCTCGGTAGCATCTTCTTTAACGCCGCGAACCTAGACCCAACGGCTACACACAGCCGCAGCCGGTGAGCGCTGAACTCGGTCGCGCTTGCTCCCACATGGTTAGCTTGCTCGATCAATTCGTTAATCTCATCAATCAATTCAGGCGGTGGTTCGTGTGTCGTGGTGCTCATTGTTTATATGCGGCTTTAAATATCCTCTCGAACTGCCACGCCTCGCGGTTGGCCCTGTTAGCCTTGCCGGTGTTCAGCTCTCGATACTTAGCGACAGCTTGGTTACTCTTCATGCCTCGCGCTGGTATTCCCTTGAGGTAAGTATCCTTGAGAGCGATGCAGTAGTGCGATGCCGTCGCCTTTGTGACATTCTCAAGCTCGGCAATCTCTGTTTCGTTTAGCCCTAGCTGGACACCAAAGCCGAAAGCTAGGTCGATGGCGCGTGCCATTAGTCGCGGGTGCGGTGAGTCTATTATCTCCGCTGTGAGCTTCGCCATTAGCTCTCGCCCTTGTATCCGCTCAACATCCAGGCCGGTGTTTGCGCCCTCTTTAAGTAGTTGCCGCATGATCCGCGTAACGACCTTGGCTAACTTCCTGAGTCCTGGCGTCCCTCGTTGGTTCGGCCAATGCTCGGCTAGTAGCTCGGCAATTTGGTCGGTAATCGTGTCGCATGTGGCGGCAGGGTCGAAGCTGTAACTGGCCTCGTGGAACTCGGCAGCATCGCGGTTCATTGGTTGCCGTTGTCCATGCAATAGCCATTTAGCGCAAATCCTTATTTTGCGGGTGTGCTACACACTGGCCACCAGTTGAGCTATGGCGGGTTCATCCCACGGGGTCAGCCAGTAGTGTTTTCCGTCCTGCCCGTTCCCCTTGTGGAACTTATTCATGGCGGGCGGAAGGAGGGAACAAGCATCAGGCCCGCTCCACCGATTGCAGAGCGCCGCAGATGGCTAAAGAATGGCGTGCCAATTGAAAACGCCGGATTAGTTGCAGACCTCATGGCAATGGCTCAGCGGGAGC